GGTCCCTAGGTCCTTCGCTTTCCTAATCAATTCGCTGAACGCGTCTCCAATCGCGTTTGCCGCTTCCGCCGCAGTCATGCTTCCATTGTCCAAGTCGCTCAATATTTGATGCATTCTCCAGGCGTATTCGTCAAAATTCTCGACCGTGATGTCGGTCGACCTTATGATTTCATCCAGATAGACCGATGTCGCCTTGTGCAAAGCCTCCCACTCCTCCTTTTCGTGATCGGGGTCTCCCCACAAGCTGTCATAAACGCTTTCATAACTTTCCGCCAGCTCTTTTATCGCTTTCGCCAGATCCTCACTCACCTCAATATTATTCATGCTCGACAGGGCAGCCGCATCTTGAGCATCCTGAAACGCATATAGGATCTCAACAACATCAAAAAAAACGCTGAATAAGGCAGACACCGAATTCATGTAGTCCGAAATGTTGTCGCTTGAAAAAGTGCTCGACGAATTATTGGAAAGTTCATCGAACGAGGCCATTACTTCTCCAACGCCGGTTACGACGTCGCCCAAACCGCTGATTATTTCCCCGATTGTCCCGCCGATTTTGTTACCCAAGTCTCCAAAAATATTCCCAATGCTTCCGAAAATATCCGGGATGTCGCTGAACGATTTCTTGATGTTGTCTCCGCTTTCTACGGACACGCTTCCGATCTGTTTCAGTCGTTCAATACTGAAATCCATCATGTCATTGCTTTTTTCCATTTGCGGGATGCCGGCCTTAATGGCGGCATTCCAATCCTTATGCCCTTGAGGCATTTTTTCCAACAATGACAAATATGCCTTTACAGACGGAATCATTTTGTTTCTCAAGAACTGCTCCCACTTCTCCTCTTCCGCGTTTGATTTTTCCATCTCCCTATATCTTTCTTCATAGGTTTGCGTGAGAGATTTTCCGGCGCTGTCATTTTCGATTGTTCCGGCCGTGTTTTCTTTCAATACCTTCGAATGTTGCTTGATTTTATCGGCCAGCTGCGGGTGGGTTTTTATCAGGTCTTGCAGCATTTTCGCGTGGCGGATGCCGGCGTCTTCATATGCCTTGTATTTGACCTGGAGCGCGTGAATTTCGTTCTTGTTCAGGCCAACCACCTTGGCGGCCTCCCGGAATCTGTCGATCGCCATTTTTTGCACCTTGGCTTCGCGGTCTATCGATTCCCCGAGCTTGTCATAAGTACTGCCAAGTTCGTTGGTGAACAAGACCAGGAGCTTTTGCCATCCCTGGACCACCGCATTGACTATCGGCGCCATCTTCTGGATGAAGGATAGGATGCGGCCCAGGGCGCCGACCACCTCGTTGGCAACGGTTATCAGTGTCTGCAATCCGGCGATCAGGTTCCGCACGACCCCGATGACTTTGTCCTTGTTCTCGTCGAAAAATTGCTTAAAACCGGCGGCCAAAGGCAATATCGCTTCGACCAACACCTGCCCGATCCCTTCCTTGAGATCTCCCCAATCGTTATGAAATTGTTTCAACTTCCCCGAGCCGGTTGTGATCTCGTTATGGGCGATCTTCAGCCCGTTGGCCATCGCCTTCTGCACGATGGCCAACTTTTCACTGTTGCTGGCCGTTTCCTTCAATTCCGGAATATAGCGTTGCAGCTTTTGTGTGTTGCCCTCCAGGGCGGCCGCCGTGGCCTTCATCGCTTGGTCGAGGCTCATGCCCTTAAATGCCCTGGTCAGACCGATGGCGGCCTCAGTGGCGCTCCCGATCTGCTCGATCGGGATACCCATATTCAAGCCCAGCGTCATCAAAGACTTGGCCATGTCGTCGTCGATAACCGTGGTCTCTTGGATCTTGGACGCGTACTTATCCAGTGCGTTGAAAGTCGTCTCGGTCACGTCCCCCAGGTTGGCCAGCGTCTGCCTCAGGGCGGCGTTGCCGGCCTCGGCGGCCATGTATTCGGTGGTCGAGTCCTTCAGGACGCCAACGATGCCGGACAACGTCTTTTTAACGCCGGTGGCGATAAGATCGCCGGCGGCCATCCCCTGCCACAGCTTGGCGGTTGAGGTGGATGCGGCATCGGCCACTTTCGGGATATCGCCGAGGATGCCCCTGAAATTCTTGATGACTAGGGAACCTTTGTCATCGACCACAATTTCAAGGGCGACCTTGTCGTTCAATCATTACTCCTTTTTCAGATACGTTTCTTCGAACAGCCGCTTCATTTTTTGCAGCTCGAACACCGGGTCTTCCAGGTTGAACAGTCCCATGACCTCTAGCACCGCGGTGACATCCATGGCGTAAACGCCCTTGAATCCAACCCTAACCTGGTCGCCGACCAGATTCCACATTTCCAGGCTGACCTCGTTGCCCGGCAGCGGCTCCGGGATCTCCGGAAGCAAGCTGACCAATCGCGCGGTTTCCGGGTCATTCGCCAGCACCTCCCGTTCCTCCAGTTCGACCCGCGCTGGGCTTAGTTTCCACTGGAGGCAGACTACAAATTTTCGAGTTCCTTCTTCTTTTGCTCGGCGCAGATGTCGTTGATCCTGTCGACGCCCGCGACGACAAAGTTCGCGAATTCGACCCGATGGTTGTCCAACACGAAGGCGAAGTTCTCTTCGTTGAACTCGATCGGATCATCGAGCTTGACGCCGGGATCCAGGGCGATCGGCTGGCAGATGTCCAGCAGGTGGCGGTAAGTCATTCCAGCCCACCCGACGACCGCCTTGCGCAGGTAAGCCTTGCCGTATTTGACCCAGTTGGTCTCGGTGACGCGCTGATGCTTGCCGTTGTACGTGGCTTCCTCGTTCGCCTTGATCAGCTTCTGGTTGTCCTCCCTGGAGATGGCCTGCAGCTGTACCTTGAACTTCTCGTCCCATTCGAACAGCATGGGTTGTATCTTCATCGCCGTTGCTTTAATCATGTTTTTTCTCCTTTTAAATGGCCCTCAAAACGCCATGGGCGTCACGCAAAAGTGATCACCAGCGCGTCGTTCAACGCGGCAGTTTCGAAATTGTGGCAGGTGACCTCGTACTTGCGTTCGGCTTCCCCGCTCTTCGACGGCGGATCCTGTTGCTGATTGGGCGCCGTGATCTCCATGCGCTTGCCCGACGAGCTGCTGTATGCCGCGACGGCGGCCTGCAGCTTGATCAGCTTGACCGTCTGGTTGTTCACCTCGTAGCGATAGGCGGCTCCGTCGGCGCGGAAATAGCGCGACAGTTTCACCGAGATGTCGCGGTCGCCCGGGGCGAAATCGGTCGCGTAGTCGTTGTCGGTCTTCTCGTCGTTCAGCACCTTCCAGCCGTTGTTTACCTCCAGCACGGCCTGCGTGATCAGCACGTCCGCATAGGACCCGCCCGAGATCTGCTCCTGGTACTTGCCGAAGCGGCCGTGCATCAGGTATCCGGCTTCGGTGATCGCGGGCGTCCATCCCTTGACCACGACTCCCGACGCCTGTTCAGACTCGAGGCCGGCGGCCGCGATGGTCACGATGTTGGTCGCGATGGTGACTGCCGTGATCAGGTGCCCGGAAGTCACCCCCGAGGTGCCGATGATGATCTTCTGGCCGACTTCGAATTTCCGCGCGTCGACGACGTGGATGTCGGTTTCGCCGATGGTTTCCAGCTGCGACGTCGCGTCGGTCCCGGCCAGTAGGCTCTTGAGGAAGTTTCCGGAAAAGGTCCCCTCGACGATCGCGGCATCGCTGTCGCTGGCGACGATCGGGAGCGACATCTTCGTTACGACCAGGTCGGATATCAACCAGGTCTCGAAGTTGTCTTTGACCAGAACGGTCAGGTAGACGGGTTCATCGTCGATATCGTAAAGGCTATAGGCGACGCTGGTGCTGCCGACGACCGTTTCGACTCCCATCAGGGATTCGAGCAGTTTGCCGGGAACGGGGGCCACGCCGAGGCTTCCGGATGGCTTGATGTACCCGGCCAGGACGAATTCCCCGGGCTTGTAGAGACCCGCGATGCGGCCAAGCTTGCCGAGCGTGAGGCGCTTCTGTTTGTCGTCGTAAAAGCTGCGGTCCTGGTCGAATTTTGCTTCTCCGGAGATCAGCACCGCGTCCGCCGCGGCGGGCCAGACGGCAGTGCCTTTTACCGTTTGTTTCTTGATCCAGACGGCCTGGTTTTTCCCGATTGCGATGTTCATGGTTTGTTACCTCCCTTTGCCCGAGATTCCCTTCCCGGGTTTTCCGGATTGGTTGTCCTCCGGTTGGTACGATTTCGTTTTCACCTCTTCCCAATCCGGATCACAGGTGGCGATCAGCTTTTTCGCCTCGATGTCCGGCAGGGGATATTCGACTCCAGGGATGAATTCCCCGAGCCCCAGGATCCTGCCTGGGCTGTTGCGGATGAACTTCATTTTGATCATGTTGACTCCACGACCTCCTTGAGATATTCGAGATCTATCGACTTGAAAGCGACGAAACCTTCATAATCCCTGGTTTCGAGCGCCTGAACTTTCGATCCCCCGATGTAAAATGGAACGAGATACGCGTTGCCGAAGCTTTCGTCGCGCAGCGCGTTCATCGCGTCATCCCGGATCTCCAGAATGCCTTTGTTGCGGGCGTCGCCGATAACCGACGCTTCCGGCTTGGCGATCGCCTGGTAAAAACCGATGCTCACCCTGAGCCGCTCGATCCGGGCCCCCTTTTCCCTGCCGGACACCTCGTCTCCATTGTCCAGAATGCCAATCAGCGGGAACCCTGCCTCTTCGGGGAATATGAAAAAATCGGGGACGATGGCGACTCCCCTGACGTAGTCCAATTCGGTTTTAAGCAGCGCTTGAATGCTGGTTAAAAGCGTTTTCATTGCCCCACCAAGACCCATTTGCGCAGCAATCCATGCAGCTCGGCCTTATCCTCGTCCTGGGCGACGATGAACGGCCGCGCCGGTACGAACACCTTCAAGCCGCGGCCGGCCTGGCCGCCGAAATTGTGCAACGCGGCATATTTGAGATTGGATCCCACCACGGCATGCTGCGCCGTGGCCTCTTTTTTAATCGAATTTTTCAGCATGCCCCGTGTGACCAGAATCTGCTTGCCGCGTAAATGCCTTTCGTAGCCCTTTGTCGCGCTTCCGCGCTGGGTCGTGCGCAGGCCGCGGAATCCGGCGCCGCCGAGCAGCGTCGCCTCGGCCAGCGGCTTCCACCGCTGCGGCCGGCCTTGTTCGTCGAAGTTTTTCATGACGGACCCGACCATGGTCTCGCCGGCCGCCTCATAGAAAGGCTTTAAGTCGGTTGTGCGGCGTTGCACTCCGGCGATGGTCTCGTCGTGTATCGTGGCCTTGATGCGCATTAGTACCCCTCGGGCTCGCGAAATATCCGGTCTTCCGGAGTTTTGTCGGTGAACGATACGCTGTCTTCGTCCTCAACCACGATCCCGGACGAGGTCCCCAGGTCGATTAACCCCCTGGATATTCCTTCGAGCTTTTTCACCGCCGCATCGTACGCGGCCTTGATGTCGCCCGGGATGCGGCCGCGCCGCTTGTGGATGCGGTAGATGGCGATGTCGACGCTGATTGATTTCAGCAGGCCCGGGGCGGTCGTAAAGGGCATCGAATCGGCGTAGCGCCTTCGGCAATAGGGGTCGATCTCCTCCTGGGCGTTGGCGATCTCCTCGTTTAGCACGGCCGAATCGTAGGCGCCGATGCCGGTATCGTCGGTGAGCTGGATCAGCTTTTCTTCGGTGAACGCCTTGACCAGGTCGGCGATCGCGCAGTATGCCATGTTCGGTTCTCCGGAAAAAACGGGGGCCTTGCGGCCCCCGCCCTATTCCAATTCTCTCCGGCCCGTTTTACGCGGCCAGGAGCACGCGGACGAATTCCCCGGCGCCGGATGCGGCGTCGAGAACGGTGCCGTTGATCTGCTGCGGCATCACGCTGCCGGTGAGCGCGGGCGCGGCAGGAGTCAGCAGTCCGGAAGCCGCGGTGATGATCGCTCCGTCGGCGGCCGAGCTGAGAACGGCCACGGCGCCGCTGTCGATCGTGAGTTTGGTATCGTCGACAACGATCGCCGGCGCAGCCGCGGCGAACGTGGTTGCGGCTACTGCGCGTCCGGTCGAATCGGATACCACCCGGTTCCCAGCGGCAAGAATGCCGCCCGACTCAACCACGGCGATGTTGGAGATCCGCACCGGGCACGCTTCGCCGCTGGCCGTAGCCAGCTCCGAAACGCCCAGGGCCTTGGCGTCGGCTCCGCACAGGTTGCCGTCGAAGCCGATGAAGCGCCGGGCCACGAGCGCGGCCGCGGCGGCGATTGAAATGATTGGTCCGTCGTTGCAAGTCTTCACTTTTTACCTCCCTTGGTTTGACCCTTGGTTTTGTCCTTTGGGTTGTCTTCCTTGCCTTCCTTCAGGCCCGCGGCCTTGTCGCCGGAGATTCCACCGGCATCCTGGCCGCCGTCCTTTCCGCCGTCGTTTTTGCCGGGCGGCGCCTGGACGGCCAAGATCTTCCTCTCGAGAAGAAGACGCTTGGCCGCCTTCTCGCCCAGATCGATCTCGTCGCCGTCCTGGTAGAGCTCGTGGTCATGATTGATGGGGCCGCTGACCACGATGTACTTTTTGGTTTCAGCCATGATCGCCTCGTTTATGCCAAGGCGTCGCTGATCAGGTAGCCTGCCACGGCGCCAACCATCACCGGTTTGTGAATGTCGGTATTGCGGACGACCTCGACTTTGCCGCCCTGGGCTTCGTAGGTGTCAACCTGGGGGTAGCCCTTCTTGAACAGGTCGTAGCCGTAGGACGGTTCGAACTCGCTCTCGCTGCCCTGGGGAACATAGGCCAGGACCACGAAATCGCTCCACACCTTCGATAGGACGCCGGCGTCGGTCGACTTGAGGGCGTCGCCGACGAAGATGTTCGGGATCCCGAAGATCTCTTTCATCAGATCAAGCGTCAGCACGCCCTTCATCGAATACTGGATGCGGGCCAGAAGGGTCGTGTGCTGTGCCAGGGCGTCGTATACCGCACCGCCCATGACCATCGTGTTGGGCTTCATGCCGCACGACGCGGAGACGGCGGTTTTTGCGGTTTCGATGGTGGTGATCGGCGTAGAGCTGGCGTGCGAGAACTGGGTCGTGCCGCTCAGGGTGACCTTGTTGGCCGACGCGTAACTGCCCGCGGTGCAGGCGATCAGAGCGCACTGAATCTCGTGGCGCAGCGCCATGGCGTCCTGGACGATTTTCAGGCCGATCTTCTGCTCGTCGAACGCCGAATCTGATTTCTCGCGCTTGTCGATCGGGTAACCCAGGTCGTGCTCATCGAGGACGACGTCCACGGTGGACCTGGAGTCGACAGGCATGATGTTGGTATTGCCGCGAATGGCGCGAAGCGTGTTGTATTCCTTGAACGCTTCCTTGCCGAACACGGGGATCTTCGCCCCTTCCTTGTCGACGCCCACCCTGGGGAACAGGGCGCTCGCCACCATGGCGGTGTTCTTGTATCCCCAAGCCAGTTGGGTCAAAACAGGGTCAACGACCCTCAATTCGGATGCTCTTCCCATGATTAGTTACCTCCTTTCATGACCCTTCTCACCGCATCGGCGTAAGGGATTTTTTCTTTTTCCTTCAAGGCATTGGCCTTGTTGTGCAGCTCAAGGCGTTCCGGATCGGTCGGCACGTCCGCGAAATCGGAACGGCTTTCGTCCTGGACGCCGGAATTGCCGGCGACTTCCTTCAGCGGCAGCTGCGACGCGAGGCTTTCGACGAAGTTCATCAGCAGCTCCGCCGCCGGCTTCTTCTCGGTCTCCGAGAAGTTGATCTCCGGGCCGCCGGCCGTCTTCAGGCTGACCAGGATCTCGGTGATGCCGCGCGCGAACTTGGGCAGCAGCTTGCCGTCGGCCTTCGCCTTGTCGACGAAGTTCCTGACTTCGCCTTCAACTTGGCCGCGCTTCAGCGCTTCGTTCTCCTGCCGCAGGGCGGCGTTTTCGCTCTGCAGCTCCGCAAATTCCGCCGGCTTCTCGGCCCCGGGGGTTGCGGGTTTTTCGTTTTCCTTTGCCATGGATTTATCCTCCTTACCCCTGTCCGGGGCTATTGACTCACTGAATGCCGCCGGGGCGGAAGTGACTTCTTCCTCCGGATCCGGGCGCGGCTCCTCTTTCAGCATATCGATGTCGTATTGGCCTATCGTCTTGTTGGCGGTTTCAAGGTCGTATTTTTCGATCAGCATGTCGCGCAGTCTCTGCAGGACCCAGCCAACGCCCTGCAGTCGCCGCACGACGAATGTGGATTCCGACAGGTTCAGGTCGCCGTCAGTGAAGTCGATGGTGATCGCCCCGGGGTCCTCGGAAAACATGACCGGGGCCAGGCCCTTCACCGCCGGAGGCATGCCGCCAAGGAAGCCGATGTGCCGCAGGCTGTCGTCGGGGCGCAGGCTGACAGAGACGTATTTATAAATACCCCGGTTGACGGCATCGGCGAATTCAGGAACGACCTGGTGCGGCAGCGCCTTCAAGCGGTCGTCGACGATCTTCAGCTTCTTCGCCCAACCGAAGGCCGGCGAGTTCATTTCCGGGTGGCCGACGACCAGGGGCGCCTCGTTGGTCTGTTCGTTGAATTTCCGCTCGATCCCCCGCAGGCGGTCCATGGTGAAAACATGCTCGCGGCCGGCGGTATCCTTGAAGGTTCCGGGCTTCAGAATTTCAATCCATTTCGACATGGCAAAACCTCCTATTTTGGCTAAAATGTGAAAATGAGGTCAGTGACTTCACGGCATTTTTGATGGTTTTCTTTAAACCACCCTTTAGTGGGCGTTTAAATGGCGTTTTTGCACCTTTTGTGTGCAATTTTTCGTTTGGCGTGAAAACTGCCGATAAATCAACAGAATATTGAAAACTGCCAAAAAACAGGCCCGAGAAACGTTTTAGAGCCCTCCCGGTCGCCCAATCACCCTCACGATAAATTTGCGCGCCTTGGCGGGCCGTTTCCTGCGTTTTTTGAGACTGCATTTTTTCGCTGTTTTCTGGCGTCATTTTCCGCCTATTTTTTCCATGAGCTTCGCCCAGCTGTCGAGCTTGCCGTCCAGGTAATCGGCGTAGCCTTCCTTGACCTTGAGCAGTTCCTTCAGTTTGAGCGTGTTCGCTTGGGTCGGGTTGATATCGAATTCCGGGTACCGATCGTTGCCCCGGACGGCCGCGGAGCTCTCCGCCAGGCGTTCGTAGTCGCCCTCGGTGGCGGCCGTGATCCGGCAGCGGCAATTAAAGTCCATCAGCAGCGAATTGAGGTATCCCCAGATCGGGTCGTCGGCCCGGGCTACGAAGTCATGCCACTTGGCATGCTCCGGCCTGGTGTGACTGTCAAGGACAGCAGAATAGCGGCGGTACGGCACCAGGCTTTTAACCCGTTCCAGGGCTTCGAAGTCCTGGGCGGCCATGGCCTGGTGCACGTTGGTATAGAACGCCGTTTTCATGTTGCTGAAGAAGGGGTCAGCTCCGGACGACGCCTTGAGATCGGCCTTGAACTGCTCGAACGGGATCCCGCGCTCCACGGCCTGTATCATCTTCTGACGGACGGCATTGATCAGGTCCAGGTCCTCGAGGCCGGCGACATAGAATGCGGCGTTCTTGGCCGCGCCGCTGAGCTGATCGTACACCGCCTTGGTTACGGGGATCTTCGCTTTCAGCCAGGCGATGGCTTCCCGAGGCGTCATCTTGCGGAACGACTCCTCGAACGCCTTGTCGAACGTCGGCTCCGCGAGTTGGACTCCGTGCGCCTGCCGTGAGGTCGAATACTCTCCAAGCCACCGGCCCAGCTCAATGACCTCGCGCCAGGCTTCCTCCAGGTTTCTGGGCTTGAAGTTTTTGAGAGCCTTGGCGGCGGCCTTGTAATCGCCAGCTTTGGTTACAAGATCGATCAGCTGCCCTTCGTCATATGCGGCGCGCAGTGCATTGGCTCCGGCCGCGTAGGCGTTGTCGACGATCTCGTTGTCGGCGATCACGATTTTGTCCGCCGGGTTGGTCGGGTCAACCTCGGCGAAGTTGGGGGTCGGCCCGGGAGCTCCGGCCGCGGCGATCATTGCGTTTTCCTTTTCCACGTCTCGGTAGACGATCAACTTCCCCTTGTAGAACACGAGGTCGTCCGGCGCAGGCAAACTCCATCCCATGGCGTCGTAGATCGTTTCCGCCGGAAAAGCCATGCCGGCGGCGATCAGCGGATAGAAAACGTCTGCCTGTTCCTTGGAAAGGGTCTTGTTCTTGTAAAGGATGATGAATTTCGGATAGGCGTCGACTTCGAAGTTCCAGTCGCACAGCCTGGGCACCAGCGTTTCATTGATCACTTTCGCCGCGAATTCGGCCGCGGCCTCGATCACTTCGTCGGAAATATCTTTCAGGGTATCGTTCGATGACCGGCTGCCGAACTTCTGCTCGCCCTCGTTGATCGCCGAGCCGAGGATGGCCTTAGAGATGGCTCGATCCATGAACCCCTGAAAGTTTTCGAACGTCGTGGCGGCGCCGGCGTCCATGGCTTTCGCGAACTCCACCTTCCAGCCATCGGGTATGGTGATGGCGAAGTCGCTTTGCACCGATTCCAACGCTTCACGAAATTCCTCCTGCTTGTCTTCTTTCGTCCCGGCAGGGAAAGTCCCGACGCCGATCGGCTGGTTGAACC